TTATCAACCGCGCTTAGGATACGCTTAATACCAGCCTCGAAGTCGGTCAGGTCCGCGCCAAATAATACCTGTAGTTTCGGAGCATTCGCCTCAGCCATCCTTTCTTGTTTCTAGTGTCCTTTACTCCTTATCGATCCAATCTTCCCGTTCCGATCCGCTCTTATCTATCCTTTCCGCTCCGTTCCGTCCGCACCTCCTCTTTCTGCTTCTTGGCTTCCCGCTCCAGTAGCAGTTGGTTCATCAGCTGCTTACCGCGAATCCGCGCTTCATCGCCCGGTAGCGGCATAATCTCGAAATCCTTCTTCACGTCCTTAGCCTTGGTCCGGGTCGTGTTGTATATCATCGTCAGGATCATCCTTGTCCGGCGTAGTTCGACTACTTCCCGACGTTCATGACCGTGCGCCATCCAGTACCATTCGTACGGAGTCAGACCGATATAATCCCGGTACATTAGGTTCAGCTCGCCGAAGCAGAACTTCTTTACCTCAGCGAACGTTAGTCCTCCTTTTTTTTTGGCCCTTCCTTCTCCGATTGTTCCTCAACTAGTTCGGTCGGAATCGTAATGGCCGCGAAGAACTTATTAATAGCCTTAGTGACCTGAGCCGATCCCATACCAAGCTCATCGACCCAGCCCGCGGCCTGCTTATACGTGAAATCACGACCGGTCTGCTCGATCTCCTCGTAACAGATCGCGCCGGATAGGAGTATCTGCGTTGCGGTCTTAATCGGCCTCTGCTTGTACTTGGTGGAAAGAAACGAAAACACGTCCTCCAATGCCAGATCATTCAGCTCGGCGAACACTTCCAATGCCCCCCAGCCGAATTTAAGCGGGATGGTCTGCCCGCTCTCCAGTTTCAGTTCACTGTAACCTAATGTCTTGTCTACACTCATTTTTTCGCCTCGTTTTGTACCGCTTCCGAATAGGGCAGGGCAGGCCGAATCCGTCCAGCCTGCTCCGTCCTGATACGTTACGGCGTGATTGTAATAGCTCCAGTTCCTTGCAATGTCAGCGTGAATTCAATTGCGTTTTCGTGATCGGCGGTGATGTCGAAGTTCGAAATGATCGTATCGCCCTCGAAGCTCGGACCGCCTGAATCCGATTCGCTCACTACGGTAAGTGTCGTGTTATTGATGAAGTGATCCAGCAGAGCCGAAGCGTCTGTTTTCGATCCGCCCGCAGCAAAGTCCACCAGTCCGTTCGCTTCGATGGAGAACGACCGGTATCCCCCCATGTACTGACGCCAGTTGTTGGACTCCTTTGTGCTAATGTCGATGGTCTCCCCCTCGAAATTAATGCCGTTCGACCGCAGGTTTGCGATCAATTTCTTTGTTCCACCCGAAGCCAGCTCATACAGCTTAAACTTGGTTCCTTGTTCGATTGCCATTCCCCTCTATTCAGTTTAATTGTTGTGAATCCCTTTAAATCCGTTCGCTTCCTCTCCGTTTCACTCCAATTGCTTCCGCCTCGTCCTATGGCAGTATCTCCACCAAATGCTCTACCGTAATCCGTTTCCGGTAGGTGATCTTCGTTTCGCCATGTATGAATTCGCCCGCAATAGCCCGGACCTTGGTCGTTATCACGTTAAGCCCAGCCGGGTTGATTGCATTATGCCCCGGCGAATTGGTCAGCGCGTGAACAACCTTATTGGTGATCTCATCAGCCTGAATCGAACTACCCCAGTCGGTAAGCTCCTCCTGATACACATACAGATCAACCGATACGTCACCGCCGAAATGATCCTTATTGTTCCAGTCAGCCTGAACCAGCCCGGACCAAATGATATAGGGCGGTTTGAACCGGCTCGGTGCGTGCTTATCGAAGAAGGGTATCTCCTTCCCGTCCACGTTAATACCGTTGAGCAGGGTGTAATATGCTGTTCGTATAGCCCGTTCAATATCTCTCATTGCCAGCGCGGTTTAAGTCCTTTCAGCTTTTCGCGTAGCCGCTCGCCTTCCTCGAAGAAGGATGGCAACAAGTATGGATGCGCCGGCAATCGTCCTTTTCCGTTGACGTAGAACGTGTAAGCGAACTTCTGTACCTCGCTGGACTGACCGGCCAGATAGGCCTTAGCGAACCGACCCGTACCAAATTCCAGATAAGCCGCGATGTCATCACCGGACACGTTACCCGCGTGCATCGTCGCAGAAATAGCGTCCTTATTGAAATTGAAGTTGATCGACTGGCGAACATCTACTACGTTCTGCACCGTCTCCTTATCATCTTCCGGGTGTGGCTGCAACCGCATCTTCGCCTTCGCAACAGTCCGCAACGCTGCGCCTTGTACCGCCTTCGCGGCCTCCTCGCGCATCTTTTCACGCACCTTGCCCAGCGACATCTCCAGCCGTTCCTTTCCGACAAGTTTCAACCTCAGACCTTTCGCCATACTACGTTTCCACTACGCGTTACTCCGCCCTGATTATCCTTAGCTCTAAGTATCGTCGATACGGATCGTATAGACCCGGTTCCAGTACCCTGTAGTCGCTCCCACGCCAGCGCACGATCATGTCCGCTTGGGGAATTCTCGAATCCGAGTAGCGTATAGTGACCTTGTACGGCACGACCAGTTGCAGGCGGTTGTTCTCGAAATTCGAGTAAGTCCGGTCCGGTACGACCCGAGCCGACGCGGTGAACGCCTCGACCATCGTATTCTTGCCCGCTATGAAGCCACCGTCACCAGTAGAGACTAGTTCACCCTTACGGTAGAACACAACCTTTTCTCTGAATTCGCCCGGATTCTGCCCGTACATTCCGCTACTGTGCTATTTTCCTGTTCCGCATAATTGTCATATCCACCCAATCCTCCTGTATGGCCTTGCAACCGATTTCCAGTTGTTGGGCAGGAACTGTACCGTTGTTCTGGTCGATACCAGTACCCCGGTCCGATGCTCGAAGTCATCCGCGACCAGCTTCATGATAGCCAGCCTTAACCCTTCCGGTAGTGTAATCGGCGTATCAGGATCAAGCACGTACCCCGCTTCGTATTCAATCGTGACCGGATCGGTTACGACCGGTTCGGCCTGAGCGAAGCCGGGAATAAGCCCGGTAATCTCCGCACCTGTTGCGGTGATTATGCTCTGTACCGGTCCGTATGGTAGTTCCTCGGTAGTTCCGAGCCGTTTCCAGTACACCTTAACCGTTGCGGGAATGATCGACACACCGCAATAGCTTTCGACCTTTTCCACCGCCGAAGCGATTAGAACGCCTAGCAGTTGATCGTGGTCATCCATGTCGATCTGAAGGTAAGCCTTAACTTCATCCAGAAGCCCCGGGCTAGTGCCTGTCCTCGTGCGCTGTACCTGTATACCGGATGTTACTACCATCGTTTCTTATGATTACCACAATGGCTGTTTTACCACCCATTGCAGGAATTGTTCGAATTTTTCCAGTTGCAATGTCGGGTCAAGCTCTCTGGCTCGCTCACGTCCCGCATTGCTGTACTGTTCGTATCGTTTCTTATCGTCCAGACTCTTAATGGCCTTCACCCATGCGCCCAGATCGTTCCGGTCCGCCCAGATACCAGCCTTGTCCAGACTAGCCTGTAACCCCGGTGTTGGGTTGGCAATGACCGGTACACCGCTCGCCATCGCTTCAACCGCGATCAGCCCCCAGCTTTCGTAATTGGACGGCATCAGCAGAATGCGTGTTTTCCGGAGTATATCCCGGATGTCTGGATGCTGTCCAACGTATTCCAGGTTAGGAATACCCATTTCCATGTGCTGGTGATCGTAACCGCCGCGAACGCCAAGAAACTTATACTCAGGCATCAGCTTAGCCAGCTCAGGCAGTATCTTTCCGCCCTTGTTTTCGTTCAGGTTCACCAGCGTGATGTAGCCTTTCCTGTCCGGCTCTACGTCCGCAAAATCGCGGTAATCAGTCGGAGGGTTCAGGATCGTGTACGGATGCTTGTAACCCAGTACTTCCCGCGCCCATTCCGAATTGTATACGCAGTAATTGTTTACCGTCTTTGCGTCCACACACTTCATTTTGAACGTGTTATGAACAATGTGAACAACCGGCTTCCTGTGTTCCATCGCCTTATTCAGGCTGTCCATTGTCTGGCCTAGATGCGTCAGGATCACGTCGCATTTCTTGTAGATTTCCCGATCCTGTTCCGGCCAGCGTCCGGTCTTCTCCCAGCGCTTCACCTTCACACCGTCGACTACCTTGTCTTCCCACGGGCATAAGACCGTAACGTCGTGTCCGCACTCGACCAGGAACTTAGCCATTCGGTGCGCCATCACTTCAGCACCTGACATCTGATCCGGTACGTAGCTATGCAGGTTGAACACTACGTTAAGTTTTCGCGCGGTCTTCCTGCGCTGTGGTGTAGCCCCATACAAGGCAACCTCGACCGGTTCGCCCTCTTTCTTTTCGGTCGTTTCGGGTGACTTGGACGTAATAAATCTGCTACGGGATTGCTCCCACGCCAGCTTATAGTCCTCGAACTTACCGTTAATATCGCTCTTGCTCGGTCGCTGGATCGCCAGTAGCGGGTAAGCTACGTAGCACCGTGTCGACCTAAGCGCGTTGACCCGAATCCATTCGTCCAGAACCAGTTTGTCCGGGTTCCAGTTAGCCAGTATCCAGTCCCGGAACCGTTTCGACCATAGTACAGCGTGCGTAGTCCAGCCGTTTACGTATCGGAATAGGTTTGCGCTGACCTGATCGGTATGGATCGCTTGCAGGTTCGCTCCGAGCCACAACGCATCGTAATTATCCGGCAGTTGCCAGAACACGTCTTGCAGATGCGAAATGTCCGGCTCAAACTGGCAGTCGTCCTCAATTACCAATAGATGCTCCGCGTCCTTGTAAGCTGTGAATAGATTGAAAAAAGCCCGATTGAATCCTTTCCATCCTACTTCGTCCCGTACCCCGTCGAACCGCTCCCATCCGGTTATTCCGGCTTTGGTAAGCTCGTCTGTGATCTGATCGAGCCGGTCAGTTCGATCCGGCAGGTTCAGTACTACTATCTTAGTTCCGCTCGGTAGCCAGCTCGGTACGCTGGGTTCTTGTACGGCTTCGGTCTGTTCTGTCTGGATTTGTTTCGTGCCTTTCCCTTTTCTACTCTTTGCCATGCCCTTTTTAAGGAGTGGGGGCAGGGACAGCCATGGTCTATTTCAACCCGCATTCTTCCCATACCCCCGGATCGGAAGCGTCCTTAACTTTCTATTTGTTACCTTGCGCTCACTTCGCCCCGATTAGGATGCGTAAGTGAAGCTATCGAAGTCGAAGCTCACGAAGCCTTTTGGACGGTATACGGCCAGGGCGATGCGCTCCTCGATACGCAGGGTAACCATGTTCTTCTCAAAGTTGTCCTTATTGTCGTAGCTCACGTTGAAGGTGATTCCCTCACGAACCAAAAGCGATGCGTTCGATAACTCACCAACCAATCCTGTGCGCTTGGCGATCTTGGAAGACTTCACAACGCGAACGCCGTTTACGATAAGCCCGCCATTGAACACCAACACAGGGTGGTTGTACTCCTTCTGGGTCGACTTATACAGCAACAGTTTGGCGTAGTCACGTGGGTGAAGCAACACAGTGGAAGGATTATATTCCAGCTCTTCCAACTGAGCAATTGCGTCCACGATTACGTCGTATTCGCTTTCGATGCTGGCATCCTGAGCCACGAAAGTAGAGGCCTGAGGAACCAGACCATGGATAGCAGAACCACCGCCAGAACCGTACAACAGCTCCTGATCTTCTTTCTTGATAAGATCCTGAGTCATTTGGGTCGACATGAAGCCGGAAAGCCAGCTAATGTCAGAAAGTGACTGACGGGAAACGTCCGCAGTTGCAGCGATTACGAAAGGCTGAACGGGAACCATTCTCCAGTCGTAGTCAAGTTGTGGCTTTTTCGCTCCTTCAGCACTCTGATAGCCAGGTGCACCTTCGCCGCCAGTGAATTGCGGGTACTGTAATACCGCAGTTGACATGGTAGACGCAGGAATCAGCTGTCTGATGTGTACGTTCGGATTTGGCTCTGTAATTACGGTTTGAGAAAACTCAATATCCGAGAAAGCCTGCCCACCATTACCGTCAGTTAAGTTGCCGGATGTAATGGTTCCAACTGCTTTTCTGTGGAACGCTACATGGCCGTCCTTGATCGTGAACGACTTGGTTCCAGTCAGGTTATCGTTGATAATGCCGTCCTTGGCAGCCTGTGCCAACGTTTCATGCACCGACTTGGTGAAGTTCTTGCGCACTTCCTCCTCAGTCGCTCCAAACAATGACGCATCGCGGTTGAACTTGGCTGACAGCTTTTCGAATTCCTCCTGATGCTGTTTGACCCGTTCTGCCAGACTGTCGTACTTCTGTTCGGCGTTTTTTATCTGCGTCCCTAATTCCTTGATGGATTCAGCGGATGCGCGCTCCTGCACCATCCCCTCCAATTTTTGATACTTCTCAGCCAGGTCCTTACCAATTTTCTGAACCTCTAGTACGG